GGATAAAAGTGGAAAGGATATATTATATAAGAGTATAAGCTATGTCCACGATTCAATACAAATACATGATACACTTAGAATGATAAATGATTATCTATCAGCTAAGGAATACATAGATACCCTTATAATAGACACAAATAATTACATATCTATAAAGGATACTATCAGTCAAAATAAAATCATAGGAAGGTCTTTTTACGCAAAATTGAAAGAGAAGACTGTAGTGATAACTAACGATATATACCACGATGATAAGAAATCCTTTTATTTAGGCCCTATCCTTGATTTAAGGAGGTCCGACAATCAATTTGGCATAGGAGGTGCTGTAGTCTACAAAGCCTCTAAAAATCAATTAATTGGCGTAAATTTGACTACCAATCAAGTATCGGTTGGATATCTTATAAAGTTTTAGAATGAAAAAAATATTAACTTGGGCTAGTGGTTTTTTATCAGATAATAATCAGCCATCTTCAAAAAGATTGGTTGGTATTGTTTGTGCAGGTTTTCTTTGTTGGACTATGTACAATAATTCATTTGGGGTAAATAAGAATGCTCCTGCTGATTCTTTAGTTTATTCGGTTTCTGCACTAGCATTTGGTTGTCTAGGTTTAACAAGTGCTGAAAAAATATTTCAAAAAAAAGATGATAAAATTGATTAATTACGAAAAAGGTTTATACCTTTGCTTTAGTAATTAAAAACACATGCTTACAGCAGAACAATTAAAAAAGATATGCCCTAGTCTAAAAGATGATAGGGCTATAGTTCTTTCCGTTCTTATCAATTCGGTATGTCCAAGGTATCAAATAAATACACCTCCTAGATTGCAAGCATTTTTAGCTCAAATTGCACATGAGAGTGGAGAGTTTTCTATTAAGACTGAAAATATGAATTACCTTGCCCCTGAAAGAATTGTATCCATATGGCCATCAAGATTTAGTCTAACGGGAGAGGGTAAGTTAAATGCACATGATTATATTCATAATGCGGAAAAGTTAGGAAATCAGGTATATGCAGGAAGAATGGGTAATGGCGCACCTGAAACAGGAGATGGTTATCGTTATAGAGGTGGAGGTTTTTTGCAACTTACTGGTAAAGAGTCTTATCAGCATTATGCTAATTATATTAAGAAAGATGTTGTCGAGACTGCTGATTTAGTTAGAAGTACAGATGAGTTTGCATTAGACTCAGCTTGTTGGGAGTATGTAATTGACAAGAAATTGAATGATGAGTCTGATGCGCATGATTTTATTGCAATTACAAAAAAAATTAATGGTGGTACGATAGGGCTTACTGAAAGACTTAAATACTACAAAATAGCTCAACAAATAATAGTATAATGAAAACACTGGATTATATCAAAGATTCTCCTTACATAAAAGAAGTTCAGTACTCCGTATATGCAATTTCAAATTTAGAAGATAACAATAACATCGATTCTATTGAGTCTGAGGTTATTGATAAGGGTTTATTTATCGGTGGCATATCTAACCCATTATTGAATGAAAAGATAACCTCTGTAGAGGGATTAGTGAGAGCGTATTATGCAGAGAGTGTTGTGGGAAATTTTTTCGATTTGCCGCCTGTAGGATTCAAGAATAAGTTTATTGAATTATACCAAGAGGCCATAACAAAACTATAACACATGAGTCAAAAAATTCAGCTAGCAGCTGACTATGTATTGAAATTCCCTTCAATATCTAAATCCTCTATCGCTGCAAAATTGTACAACGATTATGAGGCAATCTATTCTAGTCAAGAAGAGGCTAGAACTTACGTAAGAAGAGTCACAGGAGCGAATGGAGAGTATAGTAGCAAAAGAGTAAGCGTACCGCACACTCCTGATTTACCCCCATCAAAATGCTCCTCTAGAAAGTTTGTAGACCTGCCTGTCAGCTCCAATAATATACTTTGGATGTCTGATATACATATCCCCAATCAAGATAACGATGCTATTAAATTAGCCATAGAATACGGCAAGAAAGAGAAGATAAACTGCATAGTGTTAGGTGGAGATATTTTAGATAATACTCCATTCACTAATCACGATGCTCCTCCACCAAGTGCTGATGATGTTGTAGAGTGGTTTGAGTATTGCCAAATCTTTTTAAGCCACTTAAGGACAATATTCCCTAAGGCACACATCGTTTGGATTGAGGGCAACCATGATAACTGGTATGTACGTTATTTAATGAAGAAGGCTCCAATGCTTTTCAATGATGAATACTTTAGACTTCCTCAAAGACTTGATTTAAAGAAATACAATGTAGACTTCTACGAACAAAACATTGTGGTAAGGGCCGGCAAGCTACACCTATTACATGGTCATACTATTGTAAGAGGATTTATGGCTCCTGTTAATGCTGCTAGAGGGGTGTTTACAAGGGTTAAATCATCTATGTTGATAGGTCATGTTCATACCACATCAGAGCATTCTGAGAGCAATATTAAAGAGGAAAACATTGCTTGTTGGTCTTCTGGATGTTTGTGTACTCTTTCGCCTGATTACGACCCTCACGGGACTAAACACAACTTAGGCTTTGCACACATCATGGTAGAAAAAGATGGGAATTTTGAAGTTAGAAACAAGAGGATAATAAACAATAAGATATACTAATATGAAAGAGTATTTGCAATTCGTTTGGAACTCCTTAATACACCCTACTAATTTTGTAGACTTTCTACCTGCCTTTCAATTAGTGCTTTTTATATTATTTATTTATTACATATTTAGAGCAGGCATTTCCTTAATTCAGGATGCTAAAGAAGACAGATTTTATTAGTATATTTATCATTCAAAGAAGTTTTATGGCCAAGTCGAAAATAGAAAAGAAGTTTAATAAAATGTCATTGTCAGAACAAGAATCATACTTAGTGAATAAGATTTACGAGCTACATGCCTTAGAGGATACCTACAGAAAAATGTTAGGGAAGATTAGAGGAGGCTCTAAGCAATCATTACCTGATGATGATGAAAGACCAGACTTAATAGAACTAAAAAGTGCCTAATAAAATTACGATACCAACAGAATTTAAGCTCAATGGTAAGAAGATTATTGTTGAGTTTGATGATGAGTATTGTAAAGATGAAGGGTGTTTAGGAATGGCTGATTTTGATTTAAAGGTAATCACCTTAACATCCAAAACAGAAGACAAAAAGTTACCAAAGTCTGAGATAGATAAAACATTCTACCACGAACTAATGCATCTTATACTTGATGCTGCAAACAGACATCAGCTAAAATGGAATGAAGACTTCGTTGATACTGTTGGTCTATTGTTGTACGAATTTGAACGTACTAAAAAGTTTTAAACTGATTAACTGAATATGTCTCTATAAGAGGCATTCTTTTTTTAGTCTCTGCCTGAGCCTTTGTCTGTCCTGTTAAGGTTAATAACATAATCAAGAATGATACTGTTCTATCGTATTTAGTACGATTGTCATGCTCATATCTTTTAAGCTCATCTAATAGGTCAGGGTAGTTTATAAGATGACAATAATGTTCTATGTAATTTATTCCATACTCTAACTGCTTTGATAATGCGAAGGCATCAGCTGAGGCTACCCCACGAATCATATGATTAACCTTTGTCTTTCTTGTAGGGTCTACAACTGCATCAGGTTTCTTTCCTAGCATTGGTAAACAATTCAGCTTAAAGTCATTCTCTGATTTAAAGTATTCGTAGTAATCGTCACCCGCGTCCAACTCTATTGTTGCAGGAACTCCGTAATACATACACGCCATCAACATTTCTTTCCAAAACAATTTCTTTAGCTTAGGTCTACCATAGTAATGAGCCATAGGAACACCACTACCTTCTTTAGTTTTGTCAACCTTCTCTCCAATCCATGCTGACCCTTTAGAGCCTTCTCCTGAGGTCATAGCTGAACGATAGGTATCGACACCCATCCCATACTCAGTAGCATTGCCAGGGTACATTACATTACCTCTTATCTGAAAATTGTTAGGCTTCTCAGGGAACTTATATATCAGCCAACTACCACCGCTGTCATCAGCCCATTCAACCTTATCCTCTCCTGTCATATAGAATCTACCTCTTCTTAAGAACACAGGATTGTCTCTTAGCTTTTGCTCTTGTTCAAGTATGTTATCTAGATTGAAGTGACAATCAGCCTGATTAAATTTAAAGGCTTCCTCTTCGTTTAATGGATAATCACGAGTATCTTGGTCGTTATTTCTGTAGTTGGCTAGGATAAACTCCTCAGCCTCTTTCTTTCTTGACATACCATAGATGTCTATGAACCCTGCTAATCCTTCTGAGGCAGGCACAAAGTATCTAACTAATTTAGTAGGGGTATTTCTTCCATGTTTGAACTGATTAGATTCGTCCCACAAATTCTTAAACTCCTGTCCACCATTATTAGGTGGGTTAACGGTAGAAACCATCAAGGCAAATCCTACCTTGTTAGCTCCCTCTGTTAGAGTCTTCTTTGCGATATTCCAGTACTCTACAATGTCAACTTCCTTTGGAAACTTAGAGGCCTCATCTATCAGCAATCTACTCCAACGACCAGAGTCAAATGAGTTCAAGGCTGTGTTACGCCATTCTATGAATGAGTTAAGACCTTCTCTTTTATTGTAAAGACCTACATTAGCCTTCTTCTTTTTTGCTTGCTTAACAAGCACTAATCTTTTCTTAGGGTCATCGCTACCATCAGTTCTTGGCTGAAGGAATATAGGTATAGACTTAAACCCATACACAATCATATTCATAAATAAATCTGATGCGTCACCTCCTGTCTTTGAGATAATACCACAACGAGTATTGGCTGTGAATGACGCTTCCTTGGTAAGTATACATGATGATTGTGAGGTAGCTCCCTCTCTTCGTTTCTTAACCCTTATGACTCCTAAAATAGTATCGTCTTTTGAAACCTCATTGTAGAATAGAAACCATTTCCTATCAGCGTCTCTGAACTCAGGCTCAACGCCAGACTCCAATGTCCAATAGTTTAAATAAAAATAATGGTCTCCTGTGATGTAGGTAGCAAAGCCATTATTCATAAACCAATAGCCATCTCTGCATCTTTCGAACTCTCTTTTAATAAAGTTTATTTGCTCCTCATTGTATTGAGCATTACCATCCTCATCTACCTCTAGGTCATAGAATGAATCAGGTATATCAGTTCTTTTGAATCTTTGTTTCTTCTCAGGGAGTTCACTATTATCAATGTCCTTTAGGTAAGGTGCGTTAGGATAGTGACATGAAATTCCGTATATGTCTGTGATTGGCATAACACAAAGATAACCAATTATATTTCTTTAGTATCAACAATTTTAACCTCCTCGCCTGCAAGCATAGCATCTATTGTTTCCTCAATCATTTCTCTTTGTGTAGGATTCAGCAAGGAAATCTTCTCATTAATAGCAGGTACAGCGAATATATCGCTTTCTATTTCATCCTTAATAGAATCCCTTGTGTCTTGTGTAAAGTATGGATATGTTTGAATATCATTCATAATCCATTTCAGCCTTGATATATATGTCTTAAATAATCTCTCCCCTCTTGACTCTGGATTTTGTCTTATAAAATCTTCAAAGTGCTCTTGTGACATCCTTAAATGATGTATTGCTGATATTACGTTTGCTGCCATTGTTAATTGAATAAATCTTTAATTTTAATTAATACACCTCTTGAACTATCGTGGTCTCCACCCTTTACTAGACGACCATTATACTTTTCTTTAACTATATTCTTTAGTTTTTCAGTGGTTATTATAAGGGTAATATCTTTTAAGCAAAACACCCATACAGATGCCGTTGTTATGCTGATTCCAGATGGCTTGTTTCTAGAGTAAACCTCTATGTATAAATTACCTGTAGCATCAGCTAGCCTATCTCTCTTGACTTCTACTTTTAGATTGCCTCCAAACAATTCTTTTACCCAATCTTCAGATTCTTCGCCAAAAGATAAATCATGTGTAAATGAGCCTGAATGTTTCATAATATTATTTTGTTTCGGTGGTTCGACTCGAACGAACACACTCCTTAAAATTAAGGGCTCTACCTATTTGAGCTACACCGAATCCGTGGTTAGTAATCTACGACCTTAAAATGGGAGCGAATCGTTTGACACATCGCTAGACACGCTTGGTTGAGTTGGTTTTAACTCTCCATTAGGAGTCCATGTGTCAATGCTGATGCTGATGTCCTTACCAAACTTGTCAGGCTTCCCAATGTTGATGTTTAGTTTAACATACTTCTTACCATTGTAGTCTTGAACGTACTGATTAATAATCTCAGGATTAACTGATACCTGTAACCATGTATCGTTTTTCTTTTTACCGCTTCCGCAACGGATTTTTTCTTGCTTTTCCATAGCTGTTTTGTGTTTGTTTAAAATGAATAGATATTATCTAATTTTTTTTGTTCTCTTTTCTTCCTTTCATATTCTGAATGACAGAACTTACACATGGCTATCCTATCGTTACCCCATGTATTCTTTTTGCTAAAATATTCTAGCTTTCTTTCTACCTTACATTTAGTGCATTTTTTCATTGTACATCTTTCTTTTAGTTAAATGCCATGCGTTACATTCAGGGCAATGATATGCCCTTTCTTCTTTTCTATACTGCTTGGCTCTTTTCTTCTTGCAATAGTTAAGAACTTCCATAGCCTGTCTCTTTGAAAATTGTTGCTTATTACACTTTTCCATACTACATATTTCTTTGTTCTTGTTTAGAATAAGATAATGCTGTTCTAAGAATATCGCATTGATAGTGGCATTCCTTCAGCAAATACTCGCACCATGTATCATAGAAAGATACACCTGCAATTTCTGCGTTTAGTATTGCCTTCTTCTCTGTGGCATTACCTTGATAGTTATCTACTATTTGTATCTTAGATACGGTATGCTTATCTAATAGATATTGGAATCTTGCTCTACATTCAGCAGCAAGATATTGAACATCTACAATAGCATTTAATTTTGTTAACACAGACATTGGGTCTGTTAAATCTACTTGCATTGCTACAGCCTTCTTAACTGACTCCATCATTACTTTAGTGTCATCGAATTTTTTCTGCAACTCTGGCTCCTTGAATAGTTTCTCCATATCTTTTTGTTTTAGGGTCTTGAATAATATTGTATTGTATTCTCCATCTTAATAATGTTCTCTCCGAAATTCCAAGAAGCTCGCTAGCTTCTCTGAATGTGTTTGTTCTGTTTAATGCCTTGATTGAATAATCTTTGTAATAGTAATCAAGGTTTAGTGTTTCTTCCATTCTCTGTGTTTATGTGCCTTATAGCATACTCTCGGTTTAGCTCCTTAATGAATAGTCTATCTTTATTTGCTGAGGCTCTTCTTAATATGTTTTCGCTTATTCCTAGTTTAGCTGAGGCTTTTTTTACTGATTCAAATTCTACTCTCTTTTCTCTTCGCTCCTTAACATCCTGTATTGTCATATCGTAAAGAGCGATACCAAATTTTATTGTCTGCATATCGCAAAATTACTATTTTATAATACTAAAAGGGAATTTCTTGTATGTTATTTTTTATTTCTTCCTCTGTTTCTGGTATGTACTTTAGCTTAGGTTCTTCTCTTCCTAACCTCTTGATTGGCAACCATCCATACTCATCAGTAAACTCAATTCCGCCCTTCATTACAAGCCTAATCATCTGCCCTCTTGGGGTAGTGTTACCACCTGTATCCTTGTTACGCATTTTGTTTACATATATCTCGGTTATCATCCATGTGTTAGGGTCTTGAATATTTCTATTCATAGTCAAGAATATATCAGCCTTATTATAAAGAACTGCACCACCATCAGCATCGGCAGGGAATGGTATTAGCTGATTGCCATCCTTATCCCTTTCTCTTTGTGACTGACTCCTTGTGTGTAGGGATACGAAAACGGATATGTTTGTTCTCTTGGTAAACAAGAGCATATCAGTATACATCTCCATGTCGTTGTCGTACTTAGAGTTGCCTCTAACCTTTAGGGCATTTATAGGGTCAATAAACAATCCCTTGATAGAATGAAACTTAGATACCTTTTCAGCATATCTTAAAATGTCGTCATATGAGTGCATGGTATCGTTATTGATAAAGAACATTCTTTCATTTACCCATTTCAATGCCTCATGGAACTCAAATTCAGTACACTCCTTAATAGGTTTGCCAATGTAGTGCTCAATCATTCTCATCTTAACAGAGGCTGTTCTATTTTCTCCTGTGTAAACTACCCATCCCCAATCATACTTAAATGAGGATAAAAATATCAGCCAAAAGGTTAAGGCTGTCTTGCCGGTATGAGCGTGAGAAAGTAAGGCATAGAACTCTCCCTCCTTAAGTAATAGATACTTATCCATATCATCATACCCAAACGGAAGACCCATTGGTATCATACCTGCCCTATACTTTCTGATGTACTCCTCATCAGACTGATTGCTTACCAAGAACGACAATTCCTCATCAATCATACCTAATTCCTCGATTGCTGCTCTTTCGTAGGTAGCAAGCTCATTGATTGGCATAAACTGACCTGCCTTTACGCCATCCTCTACGGCCTGGAACTCGATTTCAGCTTCCTGAGGCCCAAACTTCTTCAATACCTCAAACTCTAAAACTCTTTTGCCTATAGACTCTTCCACAAGACCTCCTGATACCCATCCTCCGACTAAATAAGAGGCTTTTATAACCGAGTGGTGTCTTTGCCCTATCTCAGATTTTTGTATCATTTTTGAGGCTATATTTAGCTTAGAATAATCAGTACTAACGCCAGTCATCACTACTCCCTCATTGCGTACATTCTCTATAACCTCGAAGAAAACTTTACTATCATCATTTATGTAAATGTCAGGGTCATAAGACATAAACAAAATCCTTGATGGGTTCCTTGCTGTTGGGTCAAAGACAGGGTATCTCTTAAGCAAGGCGTTGTAATGTTGCTCGTGCTTATTGCCATCGGCAATCTTGATTAGTCCGTGTACGCCTGTGCCTGATGGAGAAGTCCACAAGGCATAAATGTATGGGTCTCTCTTGGCATCTTCCTTGAACTTAGGTATGTCATCAAGGTCATCAACATCAAAGGGAATGAACTTAGAATGAATAGACAATGAGTTGTCATTACGATAAGATTCGTATACACTACCATCTGCTCTTTTTTTAGTTATGGCTATGTCGAATCTACCTGAGAAAAGCACAGCAGGAAGTTCTAGCTTTAGTTTGCTGATTACCTCTTGGTCTTCCTCTTGTCTTATCCTTTCTATTTTCTCCTTAACCTTACCCTCCTTGATTGCCTTCAGTACACTTGACATAGGTACATAGTAAGGCTTTCCTATACTTGAGAATCTATCAAATATTGTTATCATTTTTTTGTTGCATTTGTTCGTAATAGGCTTTCATTTTTTCTTCTAGCATTGCAACTCTATCTGCATAGGTTGAATCTACATCCATAACATCCTCTACTTTTTTAATAGCATGTATAACTGTGGTATGGTCTCCTGTACCTGTATACTCAGCTATATCTCTAAGTGGCAAGAATGTGTATCTTCTAAACAAATAACAAGCTATATGTCTTGCCTCTGCATACTTAAACTTTCTAGTCTTTCTTGTAAAGTCTACCCCAAACTCATCCATTACTATTTGAACAATCTTGGAAGGAGGTATTGTCTTTTTTGTTATAAGCGCGCGCGTTGACTTGTAGTCAGCCTGCAATGCCTTCGCTAAGTCCTTAGCTGTCTTAGATAACTCATTCATTTCGTGTATAGTGCCAAGTAGCTCGTCTACCATTTCCATACCCCTATCTTTTCTTGTTCTCATTTCAAAAATCTATTTAATTGTTCTTTGTATTTTTTATGTAATTCATTTAATATCCCTATGTCAACTCCCTTGCTGAAGTATTTAGACTTATAGTTTGTCATCATATATGCTTGTATCTCATCAGGTATAACATCATCATTGTATCCTAATTTCTTAAGATTAGATGACAATGTATTGTAAGTATCTTTTGAAGGGTGTAGCCATGATACTGCATCAGCTAATATCTTATACTCTCTGTTTGTGTAGTACAATGCGTGGCATAATTCATGCTTGAATGTTTGACCTTTTATGGATTCAGTACCAATGATATACGCATCAGCAGGATTATCAGTAAGAAGTATTTGGTCTAATATATCTTGCATTGCTATGTCGTACGGAGATTCGCATTGCGCTCCTAATGTACAATTAAGCGCTACCTTGAATGGGATATTAAACCCACTCCAGTCTTTAGTGTAGGTAAATGAGCCTCTCTTTTCTGAATACCATTTCATATATTCCCATATACTAAAGTCTTGCTCCTTAAATAAATCACTATCTGATTCATAGAACTCTTGTACTCTACAGAATAGCATAGCCATATCGTATTGATTAGGAACAATAATAGCAAAGATATTAGGCCTCACTTCCTTCAGGGTGTACTCTATTTTCATCTTGTTTAATTTTAAATGTTACTACTGTTCCATCCTTGCTGCTATCTAATGATATTGATTCAATGATTAGGTCTTGATATTGACCTCTAGGCCAAAAGTCTTTTAGGTTTTCTCCAAGTGCAATGTAAGGGCCTCCTGATGGGTCTACCATTGTGATGTTGTTATTATCATCATAACTATATCTAAACCAACTGCCACCTGTCATCGTAACAGTATTTCCGATATGCTCAAAGATTATTTTGTCTCTGTATCTGTTTAGGTAGGTAACCTTGTTGTCTGCGCAATCTTTACAATATATATCCTCAGTTAATCCTGTTGTTATAATTACCTTGCAATGATGGCAAAGGGTAGCGCCTACTCCTCCGTTGTATTTGTGTATTGGCTTTTTCATTTGTTTATATTTTTTCTATTTCTTTCTTAACATCAAACCAGTAGTCTATTAAGTCCATTGGCATCACTACTAATTCGGTTGGGTGGCCTTGTCTCAAAACATGTAGTATTTCATCTACTGCTATTAATGCACATTTTTTTGATTGAAATAATATAGCCCTGTCGTCATATGTGTTTGATAGCATACCACTACCCATATATGGATTAACATGTTTTTTATACTTTTCTATTAACTCTAATGATTTTTCTTTTGGTGTCATATGTTATTTGTTTTTATTTATTTTAAAAGCGTAATGTATATTCTCCTCGTGAGTACACCATCTTAAATTTTTAAATATATTGTTTTGTTTATTGCCATCTATATGGTCTACATAGATTCTATTTGGGTCTTTAATTATAAAAGCATCAGCTACAAGTCTATGGATATAATGTGTTTTTGATTTTAAATCTTTTCTAAGAACTACTTTAGCATATTTATTTTGCTGAGAAGTTGATTTCAATATCCTTTCCTTATGCATTATAGGATTCTTATTGCAACTTACCCATTGTTTTGGCAAACTCTTTACCCTGCCAAGGTTGCTTATTTCATAAAGTCCATCATATCCTTGAATTGGTTTCCAGATTTCTTTCATAATAAATGTTTTAATTTTTTTTAACCCAATATGGCTATCTAATTATTGGCTTTGTGTCGTTATATTGATACCAGAAGTCATAAGACATTTCAAAGCACTCAGGTCTTTCTAAACAATAGTTGAAGGCTAAGCATAATCTTTCTAACTCTTTCTTACCATAGCTGATAAACTCATCAGATACATTAATCAAGCTATTGTAGTATGGTTCTCCTTTTTCTATTATGTAGAAGGCAAATGATTCTCCTTTCTGAGTATAGATAGCACTTTGTAAATGATACTGATAGTTATAGAAGTCCTTAATCAAGGTATCTATCTGACCACTTTGTACTGACTTCACATCAACAACCCCATTAGCCTTTACAATATCCTTGATAGTTACGAATGGCAATCCGTATATCTCTGTTCTTTCTTCTACCTCCTTATCAGCTCCATTGATTAATACCTCCCACTCAGAGTTAGCTTTTACATGCTCTACTAAATTAAATAACTCAGTATGCAATTTCTCATCAAGTACAGTCTTGCCAACTGATTGTTCTTGAAACTTTGCATGTCCCTCTTTACCTATTGTAGTTCTTAAATCAAACTTAGGCGACACAATAAACTGATTGTTAAATTCGTTAGGCTCTAATAGCATACAATGTAATGCCTGTCCGTAGGTTAATGCAGGTGTTGTTTCCTTTGGCTTATTTCTGTAGTTAATGAAATGCTTAGGGCTAGTAGCAAATTGTTTTAATGAGCTATAGCTTAATGGTCTTTCGTTTAAATCTTGTAATGTAATCATGTTGTTTGTTTTAAATATGCCCCCACCGTTAATCACCGAACACCCTTGTTTAATAATTAATAAATTTGGTGAGGGCAATATATTTATTTAGTTAATAAATCAGCAACCTTTGCGCTAATGTTGAATTTCTTTCTTGCATCATCTATTGTAGCCTTACCCTCTTTAAGTGCTTTCTTAACCTTATTGAACTCTTCTGTACCCTCATTCAACCAAGGTCTCTCTCCGAATGAAGGAGTTTCTTTTCCGTGGGTGTTAGTGGCATCAGAATCCTTTGTGTCATCAATAGCCAATAAACCATTCAAGGCGTACTTACGAGCGTAGGATGAGGCAGCACCTGTAATCTGTGAGGCATCCATTCCTTTCTTTGTTTCTTCTTCTCTAGCCCAGCCCATTGATATGTGTTCTTTCTTGCCATCTTCTGTAGCCAATACAGCCATTGCTCTTACATAGATACGACCACCTACTTCCATAATCTCATCAGAGATTTTTAAATAGTATCCGTACTTATGTGCAATAGGCTTTACTGCCTCGATAATATCCTCAGCGCTACGATAGTTGTAGTTGCCAAAGTTGTTGCGTTGATTTTTGGGAGCGTGTAACTCCTCTTGAATTTTAATAATACTCATGTGTATTTATTTTGTTTTATGAATTTTCTCCCTTTTCTGTTCTGATTGGATTGCCGGATATGCCATGCTTCCAAAAAGCATTTAGAATTGTTACCTCTAATTGCTGATTGACATCATCTAAAATATGTTCAGGCACTGTAGTATCAAAGATTTTGCGAACACTTTGTTGCACATCATTGATGATGGTTTCTTGTACTTGATGTATCATGTTGTTTGTTTTAGTAAAGCGAAGTTATAAACATTTGTGGATTGCACAAATTATTTATTGAATTATTTTTCAAATTCTTGAATGACCTCTCTAGTAACCTCATTGTCAAGTCCCTTCAGCTTTTCAAACTTATCTAAAGCATTAGGACCTTCCATTGTAGAGTATACATTCTCCCAATATGTTCTACTATATTTTTCAATATGATACCACACCATATTCTTGACATGATTTGTTTCTTTAATTAACCTGATTTTCATTTGGGAATAGTTTAATTGATTTAATTGGTTTGCTTTTCTTTACGATTGTCATAATTTGTTTAAAGGCATCGTTATCATATAATAACGAATGATTAATTTCTGTAATGATTAATCTCTTTTGTACCTCATTCATCAGCTGATACTTAGTCATTTCTCATTGTTTTTATTGATTATTACCACTATTGGTTTGCGATTCCAAAATCTTTTTACATGCTTTGTCATTCCACATGAACAGGAGTAAGACTCATGCCCATATCTAGAACTTGAGGATGTAAATGATTTATTTAATACCCATTCGTGCCTATGCTTGTTTAGCAGGCTCTTCAGAAACTTTATCATTTTCTTCTTGATTAGTTAATAATGAATCGAATGTTCCAATCATAAAGATTGTTATAGGCATTGCTGCCTTCTGTTCCTTACTTAAGGAGTTGTAATCCTTCTTAAGGTTTTCATAATTGCTTGCTACGAATGTAGCCAAGGCA